GACCGTGACCGTGACCGTGACCGTGACCGTGACCGTGACTTACTGGGCGTGGGCACGGGCGTGGGCGTCGGCGTCGCATCTGCGTCTAATTCGCGGATTTTCATAGAATACAATACAAACGTATCATCTTTACCAAACAATCTCTCGTATATCGCAATCAACCGATACTTATGCGTGATTTTATCCTCTTCTATCGTATATTTAAAATCGCCGAGAGTCTCTTCATGCGATGAAACCCCGTGATACAAATGTTTCATATATTTACGCAAATCGTGATATTTATGTATGATTTGACTAACGGCTTTTCGTTTGAGTGCTTTCGCACTTCCGCCGCCGCCTCCGCCGCCATGTTTCACCGAGCGCGAGCGTGAGCGAGACGGCGACGACGGCTTCGCCGACCTAGTAGACCTTGTTTTTGAAATACTAATCTCCCCCGTATTCGACGCAGTCGCGCCATCAAACCCGCGCTGATATACTATTTTATCGCAATCATACCCCTTGAGTGGATAATGTGTATTTAATAGGGTAAGACGTTTCTGGACTTTTTCCCACCGAGATACATCGCCGTCGGGGCGCGATAATTCGAGATACATCGCCATGCGAAGAAAGTCTGGCGGAGCATACCGAATATCTTTCTTAATAATCGCATCACGAGAGATTGCCTTGAATAAATCGGGCTCCATTTGCGTAATATCGGCAATTCCTGTGAAATTCACGAAGACCTTATACGTGCCGTGATGAACACCGGATTTTGCTTCTACATCTTCGTATCCAGCCTTGTAATAAATATCGGCGAGTTCCTTCGCATTATCAAGCGCATTATTTGAATAAAAATCGTAATCGGGGAGTTCGATGTCCTTATTATAAAACTGTGCGTCTTCTGGAAGAATATTGTTGATGGCAGTCCCGCCATAACATACGAGTTTTTTGTCTGCGATGAATTTTTCAACGATGGATATAATTTCGCGAACTTTGGGGTCTTGTATCACCTTTTCTCCCTTTCGTTTTTCAACCAAATCAACCGCATTACGCAATATTTCGAGTTCCTTTTCTTCAAAAGAGACGTCCTTCTCGCCACGATTGGGCTTTTTACGTGACATGGAGAACGTGTGCCTAAAATAATATGATGACGCTTATCATATGATTAGAAAATAATAGTCGCGTCTATATGACGAACTATGACGACCTATACGCGACCTATGATGGCTATATAATGCTCACGACAATGAACTATGATGGCTATATAATAGCGTCGTGTATATGACGCGACCTATATCGATTACGAGTAATTTGCGGAGGGAGTGGATCCGCGAACCCTTGCGGTTTGGCGAAATAACCGAAGCAAATTACATTATAAGGTAATCTTGACACCTCCTGCCGCCTCAATAGGGCGAGCCTCCATCGACGCCTTCGGGTTGGGAGGCGCTGGCGGCGCAATCGTAATCGGCACATACCGCAAATCCTCTGGTTTCAAAATGAACGCATACCCGACTGACGCAAACTTATCTTCATATGCTTTCAATTTCTCATCACGCGCTTCTTCCTGAAAACACATTGTCGCGATTTGACACCCCCATGTGAATGGGCCATTATGCCCGTCATTGATTGGACGACCTCCTTTATCGGGAATCACAAGGCACATATTTTTCTTATTCGAGTCCTTGAATGTTTGCGGATCGGCGATATTTTTGACACCAAAATACGTATATTTCGAGAGAAAAAGCGAATTCGAGCTCATATTCACCAACTCGAATAATTTGGTATTTCGATAGATTGGGTTTGTTCCATCCACCATCAATATAATTTTTCCTTTAAAGTCTAGTAGATTTTCATTCCCTAAATCCTTCGTTTGGTATTCGCGCCCATACTTTGGGCCCAACAGATTTCGAGCAACGGTTTTGCTCTGCGATATTATTTTCGCAAGATTATCATACATTGTGACGTTTCGCGACATTATTCGCATATGGATAATAAAGGGGTCGCCTGGATTCGGGCACTTCGACCCAGAAAATACATAACTGCCTAATACCTCAAATGCGTCGCTTACTGGAATATGATTGAATGTTTCTTTATAGTTGAATGAATTCACCGAAGACGACGCAATGACGGGTTGATTTTCTACGGAAAACACTTCGAAGTCGATAAACCGACAACCGCGTGCGATGACATATAATAGTGCGTCCATGCTCACGTTTGAATTCTTAAATTTATCCGGATTGAATGCGTTATATGCCGATTTAATATAATAATCACGTAACTTGAACTTACTCTGACTATCATCCGCATTAATTGATGTGATATTTTTATCGATGAACTCTTTTGTGTCTTCATTCATCGTTTCCATTCCTTCAACCTCATCCGTCGTAGGGGGGGCAGGGGGCGGCGTCGGGGGCGGCGTCGTCGGGGTCGGCTTCATCGAACTTAATTTATCAAGTTCAGTTGCTGCCTTTTTACGTTGATGCACCGTCATGTCATTTTCTAGTGTTTCAGTCGTGAAATTCTCGGTGGATAATACAGGCTTAGAGTTAAGTAATTTTTCAAATTGTTCTGCGGGGTCGTCATCCTTCACTGCCGCCGCCGCCGCCGCTTTCGCCTTCGCCGCCGCATCTCTCGACTCGGCCGCGAAACCTTCCCGTCGTATTGTCATTGCTTCAAAACATCGGGTTTTAATAAGTTCGGATATATTCCATATTGCAAAGACGATTATAATCACACCAATGAATACGAATTCTATTTGGGGGTCTTTCATTATGTTGTTATATATAATGAAGATTTTTATATAGAGTTATTCTAACATAACATATATCGACCGACGGCCGCGCATAAAACTACATACTAAATATGACTGGTGGTTTGTTGAATCTGGTTGCTACAGGCAACCAAAACATTATTCTGAACGGCAACCCAAAAAAGTCGTTTTTCAAAAGCACATATCTTAAATATACGAACTTCGGTCTTCAAAAGTTTAGAGTTGATTTCGACGGACAGAAGAAGTTGCGGATGACCGAAGAGTCCAAATTCACATTCTATATACCGAGATACGCGGAACTACTCATGGATACCTATATTTGCGTTACACTACCGTCGATTTGGAGCCCGATTCATCCTCCAGCCACTATCAATGATATGTGGGCGCCGTATGAGTATCGATGGATTGAAAATCTGGGCACCCAAATGGTGAAGGAAATTGTGATTTCGGTGGGTGGAATGACCCTCCAACGTTTCACAGGAAATAATTTGATGTCGATTGTAGAGCGTGACCTCGATAATACCAAGCGGGAGTTATATAACGAAATGACTGGACACGTTCCAGAGTTATACAATCCGGGGTGTTCTGGCGCACGATTGAACCAGTATCCTAACGCATATCGCACAGGTAATACCGCTGGAGCCGAACCATCGATTCGTGGGCGTAAATTATATATTCCTATCAACGCATGGTTCACACTTTCCTCGAAGATGGCATTTCCGCTTGTATGTCTTCAATATAATCAACTTCAAATCGATGTGACGCTGCGTCCCGTGAAAGAATTATTCACGATACGTGATGTGGGCGACCCCGGTAATTATTGGCCAGTTGTTCAGCCGGACTTTACGAACCCGCTTCACCAGATGTGGCGGTTTTTATACCCACCGCCAAGCATCGATTTATCTCTCGATTCTTATCCTAGTATTCGCACCGACTGGAATGCCGATGTTCATTTGGTCGCGACCTATTGTTTTCTCTCGGATGAAGAATCAAAAATCTTCGCGGCGAATCAACAAAAATACTTGATTAAATCGTATTATGACTGGGTTTTTAACGATGTAACGGGCAATCGAAAGATCAAAATAGAGAACTCGATGGGAATGGTGGCGTCATGGACGATGTTTTTCCAGCGGAGCGATGTGAATATGCGAAATGAATGGAGCAATTATACAAACTGGCCGTATGGCTATTTGCCGTATGATATTCTTCCCGCACCTATTGATGATGATTGGCGACCCTCCGCTTTTAATGAGAATGTGGCTCAGGCGAGTGATATGGCATCAAATTCAGAATTTCCAAACGACCGCTACTTCTACGATAAGAATGGGCCGAAGAATGGAATTGGACCCGGTATCAATCCGCGGGATAAACGGCTGACCGGGCTTCATATTACGGGCGACTTCCAAGCAGAGAATCAGCGCGACATTTTACAGACGATGGGAATCTCTTTGAATGGGAAATACCGAGAGAATTTACTGGACGCGGGAGTCTATAATTATGTGGAAAAATATACACGCACCCGTGGAAGTGCGAAACCGGGGATTTATTGTTACAACTTCTGCCTGAATGCGGACCCGTTTGACCTACAACCCAGCGGTGCTATTAATATGAGCAAGTTCAACCAGATAGAGTTGGAGATGGCGACGATATATCCACCGTTAGACTCTGCTGCCGAAGTGAAAGTGATTTGTAACCCGAATACACGAGAGATTATCGGCATGAATAAACCGAATGTGAATATTTATCTTTATTCATATGATTTACACATACTGGAAGAGCGGTATAACGTGCTAACATTTGTGTCGGGCAACTGTGGTTTGATGTATGCCAGGTGATCGACCCACTTCGTGCGACGCGACGCGACGCGAAACGCAATATCTCACCAAAATTATTATATCGTATATATAACCTGAATACATATACGATGGCGGATGATGAAGAAACAAATGTAGACGATGTCGGCGGAAATGAACAAGAAGAAGAAGAAGAAAGTACGTTTAGCAAAGTTGGCGGACTGTTCGGCGGTGGCGGCGACAAGGACAAGGACAAGGAGGAGGCCGACGACGCCGACATGGCCAAGGCTAAGGCCGCGGCTGCCAAAAAACCGAAATCCGGTTCCGCAAAGTCGCTATTTGACATAGTCGCACTTAAAGAGTTTGGTTTAAGTGTATTGACACTTTTTATCGAAACAATTATTATTTCGGTGATTTGTGTAAATATTCTCTTTTTTTCGGCACCAGAGAGTATTCGAAATAACCGTCTCAATCTAAATAAACTCTTCCCGACAGAACGAGCCGCGTGGCCTTATTGTTATACGAACGAATATACATCATGCGATGCGGATTGTCATGATGAATTTGGCGGAATCGTCAATGACCCAAACATCACAACCGGCAAAAAGATATTCTTGAAAGCCGCTATCCTTCTGGATACATATGTATTCAAATGGTTCTGTCTTACTAAAGAAGACGTAGAAATGGTAGATGACAGCGTTAAAGAAGGTGTCACGAAGGTAAATCTTCTTAACTGGGCTTTCATTAAAGCACGATTCAAGCAATGGATTAACAATTCATTCATATTCTCATTTTCAAGCGACCGTGCGATGATGCACTACGTATTCGATAAAATAACGAAAATGTTACAAGCAATTCCCGTAGAATTATACGATGTTGTCAGTCCGCTCTTTATTCTCTTTATGCCAATTGTATTTCTGTTTTTAGTAGGGTTTATGATGACGGGGGGGCCTTTTTTCACGACAATTATCGGCATGATTATAAATAAAACCGACAACGGGATTGAATTTATTGGCGGTTCATTATGGTCACTCTTAACTGGATTTGGACTTGGTATAATACCAGTGATATCATATATAGTTCAACTCATTCAATTCATCGGCACCTTCTTTATTTACCCGCTTCTTCATTGGGACAACTATCGCGAGTTATATTCACGCTATGTCCCGATTATATTCTTTTTCTTTAATTTGGTGCTCATGTTTTACGCATTCGAGTATTTGGATCTAAATGTCGCAGCGATCGTCATTATGATGTTGCTGATATTATATCTAACGCATTACTGGCACGGAATTATGAAGTTTTTCACTAGTATAACTAGTTGGGGGGCGTAGAAACAACATAAATAATATCGTATAAGAAGTATTATATTCATTATACGATATTATGGGTGGAAAAAACAAGTCATCGCTACATGGTGCCGCTGCTGCCGCTTCAACGGTCGAGAAATCAACCCCCGAATATTTCAAGAAATATCCATTTGTAAGTGTTTGTACACCGACATTCAATCGTCGACCCTTTATTCAATCGATGATTACTTGTTTTAATGCACAAGATTATCCGCAAGACCGAATGGAGTGGATTGTTATCGACGACGGAACCGATCCCATCGAAGACCTCATTGCGTCGCACCCTCGTGTAAAGTATTTTAAATATGAGACCAAAATGACGCTTGGAAAAAAGCGTAACCTGCTTCACGAGAAATCGCGTGGTGAAATATTGGTCTATATGGACGATGATGACTATTATCCGCCCAAACGTGTTTCTCACGCGGTTGAAATGTTGCTTTCGCACCCCGATGCGTTATGTGCGGGTTCTAGCGAGATTTATATTTATTTCAAGCATATTCAGCAAATGAAACGGTTTGGGCCTTATGGGCCGAATCATGCTACGGCGGGAACATTCGCATTCAAGCGAAAACTGATAAAACAGCATCGATATAATGATGACGCATGTTTGGCGGAGGAGCGTGCGTTCTTGAAAGATTACACCGTCCCGTTTGTTCAACTTGACCCGATGAAGGTGATTCTGGTGTTTTCGCACGAGCATAACACCTTTGATAAACGCAAACTATTGGTGAATGCGAATCCGGATGTTGTGAGAGATTCGCCGAAGAAGGTCATGGATTTTATTAAAGACCCGAATCTTCGTAAGTTTTATTTGTCTGATCTAGAGAAATTGCTGGAGGATTATGCTCCCGGACGGCCGGATATGAAACCCGATGTCATCGCACAGACATTACAACTAGAAAAGGATCGGGCAAAAATGGCCGCAGATGCGGCGGCGGCAAATGGTGGCGGGAATATCGTTTTACAACAACCGGGACAACAACCCATTTCGTTGAATAATCAACAAGTCGTCCAGATTCTGCAAAATCTACAGAGCGAGGTTGAAACACAAAAGACAGAAATCGACCGTTTGACGTATGAAAACAGCGAGCTGGCACGCAAATATGAAATATTACAAAAAGAACTGGCCACAGCCGCACCCGCACCCGCACCAGCAGCACCCGACAAGACTCTTCCTGAAACGATTTACGTATAAATTCATCTCAATAATAACATCCGGTGTCAAACCAGATATTATTATTATTATTATTATTATAATTATAATGCGATCACTCGCCTGTTACTTACGCCTTGACGATTTCAACAGAATTAATCTTCAAGCATAGAAAACTGTTCTTGGATTCGTGAATAATGAATTCGCGGGTTTTGTTATATTCTTCGAATTTCTCCTTTAGAATATTTTCAATCTCGCTTACGGGGAGGTCATCGTCTTTAGATTTATATTTTGACTCTTTGCCGTCGTAATCGTCGTCGTCGCTGCCGTCGTCTCCATGACGCTTTGACTTCGATTTCGATTTCGATTTCGATTTCGACTTCGACGCATCAACACGCGTATCGTCGTCAGGAGGAAGATATTCCCAATCACCGAGAGATTCAAGCGTTTGATTATTCACATTAAATACGACGGAATCGGAATTGAATACTAGGGCAGTCCCCGGTGCGTGTTTATATTTATCAAGTTCGATTTCTGTAATGAGGTCAAACTCGTCCAAAAATTGGGTTTTACGAAGATAACTCCTAATATAACCTGCGATTTCTGGTGTGATTTTTACGGTATAGGTCTTGTTGGCGTTCTCAGCATCGCTTCCGTCGCTGTCACTGCCGCTGTCACTACCGCTGCCGCTGTCACTACCGCTGTCACTACCGCTGTCACTACCGCTGCCGCTACCGCTGCCGCTTTCGCTGCCACCGTGATGCTTCTTTGCTGCTTTTTTTTTAGGCGAACTGCAAGGCGGATTCAATGAAACACACTCAACCTCTGTATCTAAAATCAACCGATATTTTGAATCAAACGAAATCGAAGCACCCATCACGAATTTTGTTCTAAATATTGATAATATCTTTTCGGCATTATTCAAACGCATAGCGTCGTCGCCACATGGCTATATTATTAGTATATCACCATCCCAATCATCACATTCGGGCTCCATTTTTTCCATAAATTTGTCTAAATAGCGATAAATCCGGTTTATATCCAATTTTGTTATTTCATACATTTCTAAAATCCGCGGGATTTCTTCTTCACTATACTGTTTTTTTAACGTCATGAAGAACGTAAAAAGGTCACACTGATCCATCGAAAGTTGAATACATAAATTCTGTATAAATAATTGATTGTTATACTCAGTGCTATATTTGGTAAGCACTTTTGTGAAACGAACTTCGGTCGGGTGAAACCGTGCCTTTTTCGGGAACGATTTGTGATACAAGTAATGATTATAAAACGTCTTTATGAGAGACGACAATTCATTAAAGAGCCAAATCTGGTTTTGAAATGTAATCCGGTCGAAGTAGTCGGCCTGACATATATTGTCGAGCACTAGTTTATAAAAAGGGGCACTTACACTCACTGGCATTTTTTCAAGAACATCAATTATATTTTCATGCCATAAGAGTCCAATTGTGGTGCGGTCGGTCTCGTTGATAAGCACGTTATGCTCGGATATAGGGTATTGCGTATTTAGCAATTTTTCGGTGATTTTTTTGATGTCTTCGTTGTATGTTTTCGGCTGAAAAATTGCGTGAAGAATGTTATTGGCGAGTATATTATTAGATTTTTTACTCATCTCTATTACCGCGCCGAGTTTGCGTAAATTACCCTGAATAAACTCGATGATATTCTTTCGCATCGTGGCGTCAATACTCGGCAACGTGAGGTCGATAATTTGCGTCATTTGTGCGGGTGTCGGCGTTTTTAATTCATATACATAACATACTTTCATGAGTTCCTTGATTTTCTTGTCGATGTGGTAATTCCCGATACATATGATGGGATTCATCGTGATTTCCTCCTGTTTTTGTTTCTTCGTCTTTTTAGGGCGAATGAGTTTGATGAGAGATGTGATTCCGCCTTTATCGCCGTTATTCATTCCATCGAGTTCATCCATAACCACGACGATTTTCTGGACTTTACGCTGGAATATTGACATGATATTTTTATCCGATATATTGTGCTGCGTAATCGATTCAATAATCGACTTATTGCGTATGTCTCCTGCGTCGTATTTCACCATATCATAATTTAACTCCTTTAATAGACGGACGACGAATTCGGTTTTTCCGCAACCTGGTGCGCCGTAAATATAGATACCTCGTTTGAATGTGAGGTCTGCCTTATTTTTTTGAAATGATGCCAAGAAGTCTCGAATATTGTTGTAGATAGATTCGCGGCCAAGAAATGCGGTATAATTTTCCATACCGATGTTCGTCTATCTATGTATGTAAATGAATAGTTTTTTTGTTTTTATATATTATAACTCGGTATATTCATAAAATGAACGCAATACAGGAATTATTCGCTCCTCTTGATAAGGATTATTGTTTATTGTTTTATTGGCTTACTGTCGCCAATTTTATTTTCTTGGCGGTTGCGTCCCTTGGCTTCGTTTCATCGCTGGTTCTTTTATTTAGGGGAAAAATCACGATAATGAGTGGATTGTATTCGTTCTTGATGATTTTGGTGTATGCTCTCATGTACTTCCAGACACGTCTGTTCTACTCGATGTGCGTCACTAGCAACATGAAGGCAGGCACGTATGGCATGGGCGGGGCTCCTTCCGACTCTCTTCCCGCAGTGGCACAACATGCTTCGGGTGCGGCACCTGGTGCTTATCGCATGTAACGCACGCACGCATCGATGCACCGATGCTTCATGACATAATACGCTGCTGATCTATTATGTCATATTACTACTACTCAGCGGTTAGATACATTTCAATGAACTAGCACGCGATTTTTGTCCATCGACGATACCCTCCCATGGGACGTATCCTCCATCCACATCGGTTAGGCCGCTTGCTCTGAATGTAGCATTTTGTATACCGTTAAATTGACCACAGTCATCAACACTAGCAGTCCTATTTGCTGATGGCGATAATCCGTAAGTATCTTCACATGTATTATTAGTAGCATTAAAACTCATCCGGTCAGGGCATTTGGAAATCTCAGGCGGCCACTTCTGTGTGCTCTTGGACTTCCAGAGTAAAATTGCGACAGTTCCAACGGAGATAACAAACGCAATAACTGCCAATATCAAGACCATTTTTTGTATGGAAAGATTGAAAAAATTGCTAAACACGCCACCACTACCCGAACTACTTCCGTTGCCACTAGAACTAGATGATGAACTTCCAAACGCGGAAGTTCCGATATTTTTTGAACCCGAAATAAAATCCATAGCAGAAGTATAGATACTACCTATATAAATATATACTCTATATATACATACTATATACAATAACCTGCGCCGTTTTCACATGAACCGCTTCGACTATCGCACAATTCCAGAAGAAACATTTATTGGACAACCTAAAAACGGTCGTCTTGATATTATTACTCCGCCCATACAAGACCAGTTTGCGTTATATGACAAAAACCCGGTTCATCAGTGCGTGACATATCGTGACGCATTGAACGGTATTTGGGAAAACACCCCGCTTTCAAATGCTTTCTTTAGCAAGGAGAATATGCAAATTATTCAAAACGGTATTCGTGCAGGTGTGTATCAACGGTCGCGTGGCAAATACGTCATTGGAGAACAAGATTGCGACACCCTTCGTATCATCATGCGCACGATTTATCTTCAAAACTCAGCGAATGCTCCCACGGATATCCGCGAGCAGATTATTGAATTAAATGAATTAGTATTCGAATACTGTGTTCCACGCGTTCACGGTGAAGCGGAAGGATATATACAGTATAAGCGTGATGTTAGCAACATGTATACGCCAATGGCTCACCCGAACTTCTCGGATTACAAGCATAAGACGCTTGAGTTGAAGCCGTGGTTTTGAGTATGCCGCACTGCTGTTTCAATTGATGTGAACGAATAATAATAATAATAATAATAATAAAAAATATTTTTGTTATTATTCATTTTCCAACGATTCGCCATAGAATATATACTTATTGTGCCTACCTATTTACGCCTTCTTCACGACCATCTTCTTCTTCGAGGCGGCTCCTGCTGCTGCTGCTGCTGCTGCTGCTCCTCCTTTCGACGCCATACTTACAACACTAGCCTCCGCCGCCGTCACCCATTTGCGATACTCTCCCTCAAGTTCATCCAAGTCACGCACCCATAATGCCTGAATCGATGTGTCTGTAAGTGCGGAATGTTGCGCACGTTTAGAATCACGCTCCGCGAGAAGATGACGGACATTCTCATCCGACACACTATCCATCGGCATTTTCAACAGATATTTGAACTCAACGTCGCCGTCAATGTGTTCATATCCATGTTCCGTCATCTTTGCGAAAATCGCCTCCTTCGTCTGTCGTCGCAGTTCCAACTTGTCGTCAAGCACTTCTTGGATGTATCGCGCACGGTTGGTAAGCACACGCAGTTCGTTCGCAAGTTGAGCCAACATCGCCGCCTTGCGTTTGGCGTAAAGAGCAAGTCGCTCCACGTAATAATCCTCGATGATGTCGTAGATTGTCGCATACTTACGCAGTTTCTCGTGTGCGTCGAACAGATTCATATTCGTCGTGCTTTGCGTCGTGAATAACCCGAGGAGTTTCTCCAGTTTGTTGGTTCCTGCTTCAGCATCCACGATTGCCGCCTGAAGGTCTTTCGGTGTGTGTGGATATGACGGATGAAATGTGACGGTGATATCCACGACAGTATCCGTCGACATGTCGCTATATTCTTTAAGCACGGGAACGGCGCCACCCTTGTCGGCAGCGGCAGCGGCAGCGGCAGGCACCTCCATCAACTTTTCCAAGAACTGTTTATAATCATCCGTCCATGTTCCAATCGGGAGTTCGGTAATGCGGACTTTACGGTCGGCGATGATTTCATATGAGCCTTTGATGAGATATTTCGGCAGTGAGTCTGTTGATGATATATTCTTGATGGTTCCTTTGAATCCCTTGAAGTAAGGCTCGATGATGGGGCGGTTGGTGCTACCCATTCCAGCGAGCATCGCACGAACATACGCGATGATTTGAAGCGGGTTATATTGGAGAACATCCGTGCTGAATCCCGTTCCAATTCCCTTCGTTCCATTCACCAGAATCATCGGGATTGCGGGTGCGTAGTAGATTGGCTCCACCATCTGCCCGTCGTCATCGATATAAGTCAATACCGCGTCGTCTTCTTGGCGATAGATGAGTCGCGTCAGTTTGTTGAGTTGCGTGAAGATGTATCGTTCGCTCGCACTATCGTCACCTCCGGACACGCGCGTCCCAAACTGACCATTCGGTTCCAACAAATTAATATTGTTGCTGCCGACGAAGTTCTGCGCCATCCCGACAATCGCCGCATTCAAACTCGCCTCACCGTGGTGGTAGGCCGAATGCTCGCTAACATACCCGCTGAATTGCGCCACCTTGATTTCGGTT